CAGACGCCTGTTCGGCGTGTCGCGACAGGCCAAGGCGCAGCCCAATGATGCGGACCGATTGAGGAAGTACCTCGGACGGTTCGGCATTGAGTGGAGCCAGTTGCGAGAGCAGTGAAGCATGGCCGTAATTATCTGTACCGTTGAGATAAACTGCGCCGCATCGCGATACGGTACCCGCCCGTCAGTTGACCGGCACTTTACCCCGCGTCAGAACTTCCAACGTCTATCCACCTGACGCGGAAGCCCGACGATGAACAGAACCATTGCAGCCCTCATGCTTGGAAGTCTTTTATCTGCCACCGCACCGTTGGCGATGGCGGGAAGCACCGTTCCGCCTACGGGTATTCCCGGGGTCAACCAGGGAGGCACCGAATCCAGGATAGACAAGGCCGACAAGAAGGGTGAAGAAGCCTCGGGGTCGAACTCCGGCGCAGAGGCCCATGAGACCGAGAAGGATGCGCAAACATCCAGCGGATCTAAGAATGAAGCTGAAGAAAGAAAACCTTGAACGATTTTGCTGCACCAGGAGTTTTGCGCAGGCACAAAAAAGCCGATCTGGCTGATCGGCTTAAGTGTCTGATTCTACTCAGGAATAATGGTCGGGACGGAGTGATTCGAACACTCGACCCCTAGCACCCCATGCTTGCAGGAGTGCGAAAACGCTATACGGAACAGTCCTTTGGAACGGCGCCCACTGCAATCGATGCCCAACCGTGACTAACCGTATTTCACGAATCCCCGCAAAAGTCCCTACAGGCTTTCGAAGAGAAAGTCCCTGCGCTCCGGCGTTCTGCCGACCGAACACAATCCCAAATCCTACAGCTCGTCGCCTCCCCCTCGCCGCTCCGGCGCGCCTCGATTACTGTATATCCAAACAGTATCAAGCAAGGCACTCCCGTGGATCCTACCGATATCGAAAACACCGATGACTGGCTCGGCTGCCCGACGCCGCTCGAAACCTGCCGGCAACAGCTCAGGCTCTACGAAAATGAGTTTGAGGAACTGAATCGACAGCTCCGCGAAGAGCGGGAGCGGATATTCAAGCTGGTGGAGATGCACGCCGCTGCGGCAACTGAGCGCGATCAGCTCCGCACTCAACTGGCGGCGGCGAAGTCAGATTTGGCCGACGCGAAACGCAGAACCACCGACATTGAAACCAAAGGCAACTGGGAGCTGATGGCGAAAGGCAGAGAGATCAGCGAGCTGACTACCCAGATCAGGATTCTGAAGGGTGACAGCCCGTTCAAAGACCACTTCCCGCATCAGCGCGAAACAGACCGAACGTAATCCTGGCAGGCCTGCAAAGCAATCAATCCCCGATCACCTTCGTCTGTGATGGCGACAATTCGTTGAGCATGCGCTGGGTTAAGTTGGGCGCGTACGGCTGCATGATCCACGCCGGCGGGGCCGGCGGTGGCAGGCACTGAACAGCCACCGGCTGAACCCGCATCGAGGAGGACTGACAGCCGCAGATCAGAAGTGGCAAGGCGATCGCGCAGAAGAGCCTGATCTTTTTGAGCATTGGTCATTTTCTCGGAGTGGGTTTTGTCACTGGCCGCCAGCCGCTGCTCGAGCGCCAGCCGCTTGTCCTGCTCGGCCTGCTGCGCGGTGCCGGCTGCCAGGGTCAGCTGATTCAGGGTTTCGGTGTGCAGCCTGGACTGCTCGGCCAGATGCCCTTCGTAGCGCCAGTCCTGAACCTGCCAAGCCAAGGCAGCGCCGGCGAGCGCCAGCCCCACCGCGCCGACAACTCGCCACGGCACGACCATCACGGCACATCCTTGAAAAATACGTGGCCGCCCAGTTTCAAGGTCTGCTTGGCCTTCGCCGCCCAGCCGGGCGCCGTCCTCATGCTGAGCGCGTAGTAGTGCGTGGCGCCGCCGGTAGGATCCGACACCTTGCCGTCGATTACCTGGTCAGCCGCAATCCGACACTGCGCCAGCTCGCGGAAAGGGATCTCCCGCGCGCCACTCAGAAATGGATAGTTCGGGTCACCCTTGTTCCAGCAGCTGAACTGGTACGGCTTCTGGCACACGCCGGCATAGCCCTCCCCCCACCATGAATTGGTCTTGCCGTCGAACACGCGGTTGCGAATCGTCCAGGCCACGGCAATCTTTCCGGCCGGACTCTCGCCGCGCGCCTCCCCCCACAGGGTGCGAGCAAGAACGTCGCGGTCTTTTTCAGTGACAGTCATACTTTTCTCCAGGCAAAAAAATACCCGCTCGAGGGCGGGTTGACGTGGTTCAGCTGATTACGCCGGGCGGGATGGCCTGGCCGATGGTTCCGGGAATCCCGGTGATCCGTCCTTCCAGCCTCGAACCGCGGTGCGGTACTCGCGCCATTGCTGAACCGTTCCGGGCATTGCCGATGGGTCACCGTCCTCAAGCGCAATGATCTGATCGGTGATGAACGCCACCTCAGCGGTGCGCCAGGCGTCCTCGCCCGCGATTTCGCTGAGTCGGTCCCAGTGCGCCTGCTCTTCGGGAGTCTGGCTTTCAGGCGGTTGTGGCGCCGGACTGGTGCTGAACACGCCACCCTCTACGGAGACGAACAGGAAATTGCCGGCCTCGATACTGGCCACGGCCTCGGCGTATTGCTCTTCGGTGATCTCGATGCCGCCCTCAATGGGAGCCGTGCTGATCTGGTTGGTTGCTGCGTATGGCATGTGAACCTCGATTAGAACCAGCGTCCGACGGACGAGAACCAGAACAGATAGCTCTGTGCTGTCGTCGAGCCAAGCGCAAGGTTTGGGGTCTCTGTCGCTGGAGATCGTCCCATGTTGATGAACGCCCCCAAATACAGGTTGGTCGAAGATGTCAGCGACTGACGTGTTGCGTAGAGCTGGTTCCCAGTTGCGGATCCGCCAGTGAAAAACGCAAGGTCGCTGGACGACGATACGTTTCCTACAAATTCCGCCGGGCGGGCAATCGCTGGTGCAATAAATGCTCCGGGGCCCACCGCCACGTTCGCCTGCCGGGTGCCGTCAAAGGTCATCTGCCCATTGGCATACAGCGTTTTCCTGTCGCCGGTGGTTGTGTCGATGGAATAGCTCATCACGGCACCGGTCGGCACACCCGCCGCTTGACTGACCGGGCCCACAATATCCGCCACTGCCGCTGACTTGAGCCCGAGCCCAGTTCGGGCCGTGGCCTGTGTGGTGCCGCCCGTGCCGCCTTCGGCTACCGTGATTGCGCCGCCGATCGGCCGGGTAACGAACTGGCGCCAAGCCCCGAAATTCCCATTGTTCTGGACGCGGGTGTAACAGTTGTCGGTGAGCAGGCCAGTCGCAAACTGCTTGGAATAACCGGCGGCCGCGTGGTTGATCACGTCCAGGTAAGCCGACTCCGGCACGTTGATACCGCCGCCGTTGAATACATAGCTGGCTGGCACAGGGAGTGCGTTTGCATCGACGCTTGCGGCTTGAACGATGTTCGCCCCGCCGTTACGTCCGTAGTCACCGACCTTCACCATGCGACCAGTCGTAACGTCGAGACGGCTGGTCGTGGGAACCAGCCCCAGAGCTGATTGCGCAGCTGGCTGCGACGTCGCCCCGGTGCCACCTTTACTAATCGGCAGCGTGTCGTAGTTGCCGGTCGTGCCCAGCGCGGCCAGCTTGGCACCGTACTGATTGACCAGCGCCCTGAGCGCGTCGGCCGAGTCCTTGACGTAGCCCTGCATCGGCGCCAAAGCGTATGCGCCAGCAGCATTGGTTGCGCCCTGGTAGTTGGGCGAGATCGACATCGCGGTATCGCTGGCGATGTTGATCACCTCATACCAACCACCGTCAGGCCCACGGAAGGCATCACCAACCCGGGCATTCGAAATGAAAGCCGTGCCGGTACCGATAACCGCGTTTGAATTTTGGACGACAGAAACCGTCCCGGTTTTGTACCAGGGCATCGATTATCTCCAGAATGGTTTGAGATCAGGCCAGCAATTTGGCGCAGAGAAATGGCCTGTGGCCTTGGTCAGTCCAGGCAGTGAACGCGAGGCTGTACATCAAAATTCGGCCGCCAGCGTAGTCGACGCCAAGGGCGCAACCGCCGCCAGACCCTGCGGACTGGCAGTTCATCGTGAACGGGTTCAAGGAAACGTACTCACCGGGCCCGAGGCTTTTGCCTATGCCCCAGATGTAGCGCCGACTGACGCCCAGCTGTTCCATACCGAGGTATGTCCAGTTGCCAGCCGCAAACGTCACCACCACGGCCGGGGCGCCGCTGTCGTAGACAAGCGCACCGTCAGGCCCCCAAAGGCGCATGCCGTATGCGGCCGTGCCCATGGATGCCCAGGCAGCGACGAAGTAGGACCCGCTCAAAGTCCCGTCGACCACCGAGGCGGCCATTGAGAAGCCAGTCCAATTACCCGGCCCGCCGGTGAACCAGACCGATATCGGCACCTGAATCGATCCCGTCTGGTTCGGACGGATAAAGACCATTGGCGGGTCCTGACTCGTTACCGCCCGAGCGAATGCCCCCGAGGCGGTTCCGTTGCCGGAGTACGTCCCCTTGGTGAGGACGCAGAGCCTGGGCGCTTCGGAGTCGATTTGAACAAAGGAATTGTCATTGATGCTCTGAAATCCATAGTTCATGTTCCGTACCTAATTGCGTATCCCTTTGCCACGACGCTTGTGCCGATGTCAGTAGCGCTCGCGGATGGATTTCGGAACCGGACCACAACCTGCCCGACCGACACAGTGACGTATGGGTAGGACTTGCTGTTGGCCTGGCCATCGGTTTCCGACGTCTGCACGTCCTGTGCTCGCGTCGGGATGATCATGAACACGCAGTTCGCCGGGTTGAACCCAGGAATGTTCAACGTGTAACTGGCCGTCGGAACGCTGAAATCGAGAACGCCCTGCCACAACACCTGGTAGGTGAAGCTGTTGGTGTCCATGGCGAGCTGACCGCTCTCATCAAACACACGCAAGCCAAATGAAGCCATTGATCACCCCAGGAACCCGAGACGGACGCGCAACACATTGTTCGCGTCGTAAACCGAGACGTTCAGCGAGTTGATCACCAGCCGACCCTGACCTGGGACGATGCCGTTGATCTCCAGCGTTCCGTCTTTATTGAGAATCCAGCCTTGCTGGCCGGCGATGTAGTTGGTGGAGCTGATGTAGCTGCCAATCTTGGCGTTGGTGATCGTGCCATCGGCGATGAACGCCGAGTTCATGAACACCTGGCCACCTTGAACCGCGAATGGCACCGACACCGCGCCGCCCGCAATCGTGTTGACGATGGCGAACCGGTCGGCACTGACTAGGAACTGGCTTTGCAATCCGGCCGGGCCGTTTTCAATGCCAAGGCCGACCCCGGCAGCGATGTACTGGCCTGTGCCGGAGTTGTATTGCATCTTCACCGACCAGCTCGCAGAGATTTTCCCGTTCACGTCATTGACGATCGACGTGTTCTGCTCGATCGCCGTTTGTTGCTCGCCGACTTTCGTCGTCAGCTGGGTGATCGACTGCGCGGTAGCCTGCTGGTTGGTCGCCACGACCAGATCGAGCGTCGTGATGTTGGCCGCGTTTTCGCCAACCTTGGCGTCAAGCGTGGTGGTGCGCTGGGCGAGCGCTTCATTATCCGAAGCCCGAACTTTTTCCTCTGTGGCAATGGCGGCCGTGCTACTCCAACCCTTCAGCGCATCCGCGAGATCGCCCTCCCCGTTATCGTCCCGCGAAGAAGCGCGCAGCGCTTGGAAGGCTGTCGCCTGCGCCGTGACCACGCCGTCGAGCTCGGTGATCTCGGCGGTGTTGGTCGCAACCTGTTGGGCCAGGCCATTTGCCGTCTCCACGGTTTGGCCTACGTCCAGCCAGTACGCCGGGTTCGGCGGCGGCATGTTGATCGGTACCGGACCGGTCGCCTGATAGATTCGCTTGCCGACCACCACCAGGTCGTACTCTTCGTAGGTGGCATCCGGGTCGTAACCCTTCAGGCCGTCGAGCGCATCGATCTGCGCCTGCAGGCCGGGGATCTTGTCGATTTCGTCGAGGATGTCCTGACCAAGCTCAGTGCGGCCGATCTCACCGGCGATCATTTCCAGAATCGCCGCCGCGTCCGCACTCGACTGCCCTTGCACACCGGTGCCGATCGGCAACCACGGACCGATGTTGCCGATCTTGTCGACGATCCGGCCCCAGAAATAGAACGTCACGCCAGCCTTCAGACCCAGCATCGAAAAATCGCTTTGCGGGTACGCAAGGTCGGTCAGTTTCGTGGCGGCCCCCAGACTGGTGGTCGGTCCGTACCAGATTTCAGTGCGCTGGCTGTCCTCGGCGCCAGCCGGGAACCCCCACTTCAGGTAGATGCCGAACAGAAGCGGCGTAGCCGTCAGGAAGCTCAGCGCCGGCGGCAAGCCTTCCTTCCCTTTTAGGTTGGTCAGAATCGAGTTGCGCCAAGGCGACGTGATGTCGAAGGCACTCACCGCCCTCACCCTCGCCACGTAGGCGCCGGCGTAGATGCCGACCACGTCAACGTTGGTCAT